TGGACAACCTTCTGCAATCGCAAACAGTAACAACGCAGTTCTAACATTCTCTGCCGGTTCCGGTATCACATTATCGTCGAATGGTATATCGAACACGATTACTATTGCAACGACATACGGTAACACAGTACCTTTCCTAAGTCAAACATTTACTGCTAACGGTGCTCAGACTTCTTTTGTTTTGAGTTCAACCGTTTCAGCAACTGACATTCTTGTTACGGTTGAAAATATTCCACAAATTCCAAACGTTGATTATACAATGTCTGGTGCTCGAATGACTTTTGATTCACCACCAGATGCAAATGCTGTTATCGCAGTTCGTACATTTGGTACAGCAACACCACTATCAAATATAATTCCAATCATCGCGCAAACATTTACTGCAAATGGTTCTCAGACAGCATTTGAACTAAGTGGATATGTTCTTGCGACAGATTTACTGGTTCTTGTTAATACTATCCCTCAACAACCGTTGACGAACTATTATATTGATGGATTGAATTTAACGTTTACTAATCCGCCATCGAACGGTTCAACCATTAGCGTTCGTACATTTGGTAATTCTTATGCTGGTAATGGGTATATATCGATTACCGGTAATGTATACACTGACAAGATATATTCTTCATCCGTTTATGCTAGTAAATATTACTTTTACGATGGTACTCCATTTGCTTCAAATCCAGTAATCAATCAATCTTTTACTGCGAATGGAGCTCAGACTACGTTTGCACTATCAAATACAGTATCAGCTTCTGATATATTGGTATCATTCAACGGTATAGTTCAGCCAACAAGTAATTATTCAGTAAATAATGGAAACATCTTAACATTCAACACAGCCGTTACTGCTGGATATGTTGTTGGCGTTCGAACATTTACTTCCACATCTCCTCTAGCCCAAAATTCAATAACTTCAATTGCTGTCACAGGAGAACAAACAATAGTGATAGATTCTCCATTATCACTAAAGTTGGCTGCTGGTTCCGGAATGAGATTGACAACTAATAATATAACAAAAACTGTTACATTTTCATCAACCGGTGGTGGTAGTGGATCAGCTTTTTCGTGGGCAAATTTTGCAGTAGCTGGACAACAAAGATTAAGTGCAGATAGTGGTGATGCCACTTTATCTTTGATATCTGGATCAAATATTAATATCACGACAAATCCATCATCAAATTCAATCACAATTTCATCATCTTCGCCAGCAAATGGTTTCTTAAACTTCGCTGTTAATGGTCAATCTACATTATCCGCAACTAGCAATAGAGGAACATTATCATTTGCTGCTGGATCTGGAATGATAATCACGACAAATTCATCAACGAATACAGTCACATTTACGAGCACAACAAACAATATTACAAGTCAAATAATATCAACGAATACTACATCAAGTACTAGTAACACAACAGGTGCATTGTTACTTTCTGGTGGTGTGGGTATTAAAGGAAATGTTTATGCTGATAATATTGTATTAACCGGAAAATTAACTGTAAACTCTATAACAAAATTAGATGGAACAGTTTTAAGTTTTCCCTCTTCAAGTGGTAATATTATCTCAACAGGTGATACTGGTAGTATTACAAACAATATGTTGTCTAACAACAATATTACGATTGGATCAACTCAAATATCACTAGGATCTAATTCTACAACGTTGGCCGGTCTTACGTCAATTTCATCAAACATATTCGCTGGTGTATTTGATGTAAAAGATTCCAGATCAATAGTAACTACTCCTGAGACGATTGATAAAGGTGTAGTATTTGACTTTAAACAAAACACCACAGAAGGTCTAAGTGATGGTGGAACATATTTCGGCGAGATGACGTTTCGTCAATATGGTTCTTCTACAGATTGGACTGGTGGATTAAGTCATCAACTAGGATTTACAGATAATGGTAATGTTTGGCAACGTAGCGGATCATCCACATCTTGGGGTTCATGGAAAAAGATATTAGACTCTACTAACTATGCTGGTTATACAACTTATGTTGGCACAACAGCTATTGGTCTAGCAAGAACGAGTGCATCTCAATCATTAACTGGTGTTAATATTGATGGCAGTTCGGGTTCAGTTACTGGTCTAACACTAAACAGTAGTTCTGCATCAATTAATCCAGACAATGTAACTCAGAATCAACTTGGTTATAATACGAATGTGAGTCTATTTGGTCAAACAGATGGTGGTTTATATTCTTCTGCTTATAGTTCAAATTGGATTCATCAAATTTACGGAGATTTTAGAACAGGCCAAATAGCGATTCGAGGAAAGAACAATGGAACATGGCAATCATGGCGGACTGTTCTAGACTCCAGTAATTATTCAAGCTATATCTCCGCTGTTACAAAAATTAATAGTCAAGGAGATTATGCCGCTTCAACAATAGGAACCACAAGAGGATCCACTGGCTTAAACATGTATCAAGTATATGCCAATGGTTATCCTACAACATATGGAAATCTACTTCATATGTATGGTGCTGGTGCTGGTCAACTGTTGATTGGTTGGAGTGGAACAGATGGCGCTGATGCTCCAGTGTATGTTCGAAGTAAACGTGATAATGATTCCGGCGCATGGTCAGCTTGGAGAGAAGTATATACTGCTGCTTCTATTTTAGCAAGCACAACCACAATTAATGATGGCGGATCAAGTTCATATACAGTTGGATTTAAAGAATTACCTCAAAGTACAACAACATCTGGTAACTTAGTTTTAACCGACAACGGAAAACACCTTTATGTCGGTTCAGGAATTACGGTGCCACCAAACTCAACTGTTGCTTTTAATATCGGAACAGTAATAACTGTCATAAATTCGAGTGCATCCACTATAACAATCACACAAGGATCTGGCGTAACATTAAGATTATCTGGTACCACATCAACTGGTAATAGAACTGTTATTGGATATGGACTTTGCAGTATGATTAAAGTTGCGACTGATACGTGGTATGTTTCGGGAAGTGGAGTAAGTTAATGAGTGGAGTTTTAGGTATTATCATATCTGGTGGAGGAATTAGTACTCCAAGCGCGCCAACAATTGGTACTGCAACAAGAGCATCAAGTCAGACAGTAGATGTGACATTCACCGCACCAGTTAGTGATGGTGGATCTCCAATAACCAGCTACACAGTAGTATCATCTCCAGGCAATATAACTGTCACAGGAACCACTTCTCCGTTTCGAATATCTGGATTGTCTAATACAGTTGCATACACATTTACAGTATATGCTACAAATTCTATCGGTAATGGCATAAGCAGTTCTGCAAGTAATAGTGTCACACCATACACTATACCTGGTGCACCAACAATTGGTACCGTAACAGCTGGTAATGGACAAGCGACAATTCCATTCACTGCACCCGCGAGCAATGGTGGATCAGCAATTACATCATACACAGTAACATCTTCTCCTGGTGGTATTACTGCAACTGGATCCACTTCACCAATTACTATAACTGGATTGAGTAATGGAACTGGATATACGTTTACAGTGTATGCGACTAATGCTGCAGGTAATAGCGATCTAAGTTCTACAAGCAACGGTGTCATACCATTTACTGTACCTGGTGCACCAACAATTGGTACTGCAACAGTAGCTAGTGCAACAAGCATATCAGTTGCATTCACTGCACCCGCGAGCGATGGTGGATCAGCAATTACATCATATACTGCCGTATCATCTCCAGGCAATATAACCGCCACAGGAACTACTTCTCCCATTACAGTATCTGGATTGACCACTGGAACTGCCTATACATTTACAGTGTATGCAACTAATGCTGCAGGTAATGGGTCTAGTAGTGGTTCAAGTAATAGTGTTACACCTGTCAGACCTTCAGTCGTAGCATCCGGCGGAACAATTAGCAGCGGTACTGGAGCATATGCTGGTTATAGATTTCATACCTTTACCTCTCCAGGAACATTTAGGGTACCGAGTAATCTAGGTGGTCAACCTTTTGCTTTGATTATAGTGGGTGGAGGTGGTGCTGGTGGTTTACAGACTAGTTATGGTGGATCTGGCGGTGGCGGTGGCGGAGTTGGAGATGTGCCAGATATTGGAGTGCTCGCATCAGGATCAACACATCAAGTAATTATAGGTTCTGGAGCAAGTGGTTCGGCATCGGCAGTTCCAATTTATGCAATACAGAATGCTGCAACATCCAGTTATTTTGTGATGGACACGCATATTAATGGTGCATATGTTCCTGGTGGTTTTAATCCTGGATACGAAGCAACTGGAGGTGGTACAGGAATAGTAAATATTCCAGGATGGGCCCCCGGATCAGGAGGATCACAAGATGGTGCATACAGTGGAACAGCATTCTTTAGACCAGATCGATCTGGTGCTGCTTATCCGATAGGTTCCGATACAAGAGGAGAAGGAACTCAATTACAAAGAGGTCTATCTAATCAAACAAAAGGTGGTGGTGGAGGCGGTGCTCAAAATAATCCAGAAGGATGGGATCCTTCAACATATCAGTATGGAGTTGTCGGGTACGGCACACCAGGCGCAGGAGGATTGCTTTGTCCAGTTAATGGTCAAAAATATGGTGGCGGTGGTGGTGGATCTAAATCACCGGTCGCGCCAGCGCCGACAACGAATGGAACAGGTGGTGCAGGAGGAGGATCGCCAGGAGGTGGTACTAGTCCTGTACAGTATAAAGGAACTGATGGATTTGGTGGTGGTGGCGGAGGTGGGACTTGGTTAAGTCCTGCTCCTGCTAGAAACGGTGGTGGTTCAGGTCGTGTGGTGATTCGATATCCTTATCCGTGATATTATGGTAAATAAAGCAAAAACGAGTGCATTTGGAACCGGATCAATATCGTTAGATAAGATAGCTGTCAAGTTTCCAGTAATAACTTCTGTTGGATATTTTGATGATGACACTGCAGCAGATACTACTGGTGGGCAGACTATAACAATTAATGGCATAAACTTCATTTTCGGTTGTTATGTATACATTGATACAACATTAGTAACTAATGTAACATTTGTTTCTTCGAATAAATTAACATTCCCTGCACCCGCAAGAAGTGCCGGAACATATAATCTTTATGTTTATAATCCAGATGGTGCTACAACACTTTTCATTCCAGGTATTAGTTATTCGGGAATACCATTATGGTCAACTCCATCTGGGTCTATTGGTACATCTTACGAGACTGTAGAGTTATCTTCAAATGTTACTGTTTTATCCGCATCAAGTGACTCAACAATTAAATATAGATTGTATAGTGGAACATTACCGGTTGGCGCTACCTTAAATGCAAACACTGGTGCAATAACTGGCATATCTGGTTCTGTTGTCGGATCAACCACATATTCATTTTCAATTGAAGCTTATGACTTAGAAAATCAGGGTGTTATTAGGCCATTTAGTATCACAATAAGTCCTGATATTGTTACATGGATTTCTCCAGCGGATGGTACAACAGTAACTTCTTATGAATACGGTTCAATAAGTCAAACTTTAAGTGCATCTTCTGCTACTGGTAAATCTATATCATATACTGCAAATACTTTACCAACAGGTGTGAGTATAGTTGGTAATACTATATCAGGTACACCGTCATCAATAGGAACAACTAATAGTTTAATTACTGCAAATTCTGCAACAACAAATAAAACATCAACTAGAAATATTAAGTTTCAAGTTAATTCAGACGTTGTTACTTGGAATTCACCAGCAGATGGCACACTAATCAACAGTAACGTTGGTTCTTCAATTACTCAAACTTTAAGTGCATCTTCTGCTGCTGGTAGATCTATATCATATACTGCAAACACTTTACCAGCTGGACTAAGTATTTCTGGTAGTACAATCACAGGAACTTTATCAGCTCAAGCAAACACAACTTCTTTGATTACGGCAACATCTGCAACTACAAACAGAACATCAACACGTATATTATTGTTTTATGTTAAGACTGTTCCTAATGCACCAACGATTGGTACTGCAACGATTAGTTCAACAACAGCATCGGTTGCATTTACACCTCCTGCATATGATGGTAATTCTCCTATAACACAATATATTGCAACATCATCTCCAGGAAATATAACAGGAACATCAACATCAAGTCCTATTTCAGTATCTGGATTAACGGTTGGAACTGCGTACACATTCACAGTAAAAGCAGTCAATGCTGCAGGTCAAAGTTCTGCAAGTTCTTCAAGTAATAGTGTAACTCCTGTTTCCGTACCAAGCGCACCTACAATCGGTACCGCAACCGCAACAAGCGCAACAAGTGCATCAGTTACATTCACTGCGTCAGCTAGTAACGGTGGCGCACTTATCACATCATACACTGCCGTATCATCTCCTGGTAATATAACAGGAACATCATCGACAAGTCCTATTACTGTTAATGGTCTATCTTCAGGAACATCATATACATTTACAGTATATGCTACAAACTCAGTTGGTAATAGTGCAAGTAGTGCTCCAAGTAACAGTATCGCAACAACTACTGTACCTGGAGCACCAACAATTGGTACTGCAACAAGATCTGCGAGTCAAACCGTACAAGTTTCATTTACTGCGCCCGCGAGCAATGGTGGATCTCCAATCACCAGTTATACCGCAACCAGTAGTCCGGGTGGTATTACAGGAACACTAAGTCAAGCTGGAAGTGGTACAATCACAGTATCAGGATTGACTAATGGAACTGCATACACATTTACAGTAACAGCTACGAATGCTATCGGTACAGGTTCTGCAAGTTCTGCAAGTAATAGTGCCACACCATATACTATACCTGGTGCACCAACAATTGGTACTGCAACAGTAGCTAGTGCAACAAGTGCAACGGTTACATTCACTGCGCCTGGAAGTAATGGTGGATCAGCAATCACTAGTTATACCGCAGTTTCAAGTCCTGGAAACATAACTGGTACACTAAGTCAAGCTGGAAGTGGTACAATAACGGTGTCTGGATTGACCGCTGGAACAAGTTACACATTTACAGTGTATGCAACTAATGCTGCAGGTAATGGGTCTAGTAGTGGCTCAAGTAATAGTATTACTCCTAACTTATCAGCACCAACAACAGTTGAATTATTCATGATTGGTGCTGGTGGACAGGGCGCGTCCGGCGCGCCTAACGGCGGCGGCGGCGGCGCGGGGGGACAAATTATAACAGGAAGCGTTTCAGTCAGCAGTGGCGTTGTTACGAGTGTTAGAATCTCCAATCCCGATTCACAAACTTTTTACCTAGATTACAGTAAACGTGGAAGTTCGCCGACCATATTTGGCGCATACACTGTTAAAAATGGTGGATACGTTTATGCTATGCAGTATTCAACTAGCAACACAGAACAGTACATTGGCCAAGGAGGATACGGAGGAGACACTCGCGGTCCTGGATTTGGTGGTGCTACTGCAGGTAAAACGGGATTTACATATAATGGTGGCGGTGGATATGCTGTCGGTGGTGGTGGTGCAGGAGCAGGTGGTAGTGGGCAAAATGGCAATACTTCTGGTGCAGGAAGAGGAGGTCTTGCTTATACCAGTAGTATAACTGGAGTTTCCGTCGAATACGGTGGCGGCGGTGGTGGAGGTAGCGCAGGACTTGGTTCCACGGGTGCGGCCGCACTCGGCGGTGCCGGTGGGGGAGGAGGTGCGGGAGCGGGTGCAAGCGCTTCTACTAGCACCACGAATGTAAATGGATTTTCGGCATCAATTCCTAATAGAGGCAGTGGCGGCGGGGGCGGCGAACAAGGTTTCCTTGCCGGAGCTGAGAGTTATACATACGGTTCAGGCGGAATAGGTTCTTCTGGAGTAGTTATTATAGCATATCCTACGACATATGCTGCCCCTGTCTACATTTCATCTAATTTGACCTACACTGTTAACACCACTACACGTTCGGGGTATCGAGTTTATACATTCACTGGACAATCACAAGTTAGTGGTTGGGTCGACCCATATTCGAGCGGAGTAGATCCAGAACTTATTAAAGGAGAAATAGTATGGGGACCTGCAACCATCACAGTGCCAAATCCTCCAGTTAGCCCAACTTATTTTCAAGTACCACGCAACCCAAGCATAGGTTTATATGTAGGAACTTTAGCAGTTCAGTGGACCGCTCCCACTGCGGTGACTTTGCCTATAATTGGATATCGAGTTGACTATTATTATGGCGTGAAGGCTTGGCCAGGTCAGCCAGCAGATGGAACATTCTTGTTTTCAACTGTTGGATATGGAACAGTTACAAGTAAACCAGTAACAAATCAATATGGCATCATACAACCAAGTGATTCAAATAAATCAGGTTACCAATCTAGTATTCCTTACAATCAAAGAGAATATAATATTAAAGCATATGTATATGCATTTAACAGTTATGGCACTAGTACTGGCGCGTATGTTGGACAAACGTGTCCAACTAGAGGTGGTTATGATCTTAACAACGTATATGGTACAGTATACAATTCTAATTGTGCTGGCAATGGCAGTTGCGACAATACAAAGTATTGGCCTGACGGTAGTTGTGGTTCATATACTACATGTGATGTAAATGCCAACTGTTCTTCTGGCGGTTGATAAATAATATTTAGATCTCGTTCACATTCAATACAAGTGAAATAAAAAAATGAAATACTACTATCACATATATCTAACAGCAAATCATATTCCAATGGTGAATTTTAGAAGAGCCTTTCGTCCTGATGTATTCAACGATTTTACATTTTTATATTTTGTGGATCGAATGAACATCATCGGCAATGATGCAAATATTGAAGTTATGCAACCAATAGAAAATTATGATATTACAAAAAAATACAATTTTAATCAATTAGTTGAAGATAGATCTCTTGAATTAATAGAACTCAGTAATCAAAGAAACGTACCAATCCAATTGATGTGGAGTGGAGGAATAGACAGTACTAGTGTATATTGCGCTTTAAAAATGCACTTAAAAAATCCTAATCAATTGATTATATTGGGTAATGATAATTCTCGACGAGAATATCCTAAACTATATCAGGAAATAATAACAAATCATCAATTCATAGATATCACGATTGATAAGTTTAATGAAAATCTGAATCAGTTAATTAATGATAAAAGTATAACAGTTACTGGAGAAATATGTGATCAACTTTTTGGTGCTAAACCAGTATCAGGACCGTATGAAAAAATAATAAATTGGACGAATGATTCTTGGCGAATATTATTAAATCCAAAAACTTCCGAGTATCATCAATATGCTGAAAATTATGTGAGTAATTTTCCCACAGAGATTACGACAGCTCAAGAGTTTGGGAGAAGTTTGAGATTTAACATGCGGTATCAAGAAGTTCAACTGAGAATGTGTGCGAGGTTTAGTGAGTCCAAATTGAATCACAACTTATTTCATTTTTTTGATAATCGAGATTTTAACCACTATGCGTTGGGTCTATCACTTGAAGAGATGGGTATGGAAGATTCTGCTCGAATTAAACTACCACTTAAACGATTAATCTTAGAGTATACTAATGATCAAGAATATTATGATGTTAAACTCAAAACAGGATATGCGTGGTCTAGAAATATGACACTGATACAAGCAAATTGTATTGATGTTGAATGGAATAAAAAGCAATTAAAATTAAATTATTCTGAAAATCAAGGTACCGATTACATTCTTGATCAACCATGCAAATATCCATATAGTATGGATCCGGGTGGTGTGATCATTAATAATCACAATAATTTTTCTGAAATAAAATCATTGATTGACTGGAAAGTATATCGTTTTCATCAATCAATAAGTTCTTCTGGCAAACCTACTGGAAAATCAATCATCGTCTGTGGATATCAAATAAATAAATCGAAGACTAAAGATAACTTTTTTGTTTTTGTTGGAGAAATGGTGTCGATTCTCAACGAATCAACTGTGCAAAAAACAATAATTTTGAAACAAAATGTTAATGAACTTGAAATATTAAATCCCGTAAAGATAGTCGGAGATGAACACTCAGGATCATATGATGTTACCATCCAAACATTATTTCTTCCAGACGAAAATTGTGAACCAATTAATCCTACAACCTTTAATTTTAATTCGTGACTATATACTAAAAACGTTCTTTGTTTTCTTATCAATTTATTGAATGACTCATTATACAGGAGATACACATGAAGAGAATTATTATTGCTGCAGCACTTAGCACTGCGATCACTTCGACTGCCCTGGCAGCAGGCACATCTGTAACTGTTGGTTATCAAAACCAATCAGTTGACAATCACACTGGACCAGATCAACAACAGATCAACCTACAGGTTAAGCAAAAATTTACAGATCTTTTTGCAGCAGATTTTGGACTTGCACCAAATCAAAACGAACGTAACGTCGATGCTGCAGGTAAAGTAACATCCAAATCTTATAGAGCAGGAAATCGTGTTGAGACTGGACTTACTGTACAACGAGCAGTGTTTGGACCAGTTGACGCTTATGCTCGTTTAGGTATTGGCGTAAAGACGGTAAACGGTTCACAGTCGTTTCCTTATAACAGCGAAGAATTGGGTGTGATTTATCATGCGCCTTTTGATCTTCATGCCAAATTAGGGTATCGTTGGAGACAAGCATTCAGCACCACCGATGTTCAAAACGACACTAACAAAACTTTGAGAATGGGTTTGTCGTATGATTTGACCAAAACAGATACGATTGGAATTAACCTCGATAAAGTAAGCAACGCTACCAGTGCAGATCAAACTGCTTATCAATTAACATACACTCGTAAATTTTGATCTGAAGGAGAGATTAAATGATTTTTAAAAAATTATTATTGATATTTGCTTTATTTTGCACACAAGCTTTTGCCTGGGAACCTACAAAACCAATTACTGCATATGTAGGATTCCCACCTGGATCTGGTGATGATACCGTCATACGTAATTTGTCTAGTATTGTTGAAAAACAAAATCCACAAGTTAAATTTACCATCAACAACAGACCAGGGGCCAGTGGTATCGTTGACTTGAACGCATTTGTTGGTAAACCAAATGATGGACAGCATTTAAAAGTAATTGGCAGAGGTGCTTTCACTTTCTCACATATTGTAGACAAAGGGATCGTAAAATATCAGGAATCAGATTTTGATAAAGTCCTTACGATGGCCGCAAGTCCGGTGGTGGCGGTAGTTAGCGCCGATTCTCCTTTAAATAATTTGGTTGATTTAAAAAATCTAATAAAATCTTCTTCAACTCCAATATTGATATCATCAAGTGGTGGCATGCCCGAAGTAGTATTAAAATATTTTATTAAGATAATAGATGTAACTGAAGATAAAGTAACTATAGTTAATTATAAAGGACCAGTCGAGCAACAAGTTGCAGTTGCACAGAAGGAAACAAAAATCGCATTTGTACCGTTAACAACAGCAATCAACTTACGCGACTCTGGCAAAACCAAGTTTATCAGTATATTCAGCGAATCAAAAATCAAAGACTTTGCATCAGTACCATTAGCTCGTGACTTTGATAAAAATTTGGTATTTTATTCTTCTTGGGGAATTGGACTACCTAAAAATACCGCAAAAGAAATTAGAGATTGGTTTGAGGAGAAGTTTACCAAGGCAATTCAAAGTGAAGAAGCCAAGTCATTTTACAATTCTTCAGGACTAGTTGTTATACAAAGCGAACTAACACCTGCAGGTTATACAGCAGGAGTTGGTGTGTATCGAGAAAAATTCGAAAAAGTATTGGAATAATCTATGGCTAATATTTTAGTAGATAAAGTCACATATTACGACAGATTACAAACCTGTATGACATGTGACTCTTTTCAAAAGTTTTTGAATCGTTGTCGAGAATGTGGTTGTGTTATGCCATTTAAAGCCAAGTTTGTTAAATCTAATTGTCCATTAGACAAATGGCGGGGAAGTTCACCATCGTCTGAACCAACTGAGGAATCGCCATGATCGATTATACATTAATACCATCACTGGATGAACTAGAATCACAATTTCCATATGATCCAACCACCGATCCTGCCGGAGAGACAATTCAAACATCTGAGTTTGGAGGAGTAAATTTTGACGGCTTAACTGTGATTGAACTTTACGATTGGACTGCATTTACTAAATTTTCCAAAACTGATACACATCCGACGATGCATTTTAATGGAAAGACTCATATCGATGGTCAAGCCTTGACGTATTTCACCGGTCCATTGGGTGAATATGACAATATTAATGATTGGTGGCCAGTGAGTCATTTAGATTGTGCAACATGTCATGATTCTATACCATTCAGACTGGTAGGCGAACGCATTCCTAATCCAGAGAAAGATATTAGATTCGTAGAAGATTCTACGATTGTGGATGTAGAAGATCCGCGTGAGTATAAGTTACCTCATCCGTCAACTATCTTTCATAATATTCCACCTCCTCGTACTGATCCTATAGGGTAATCAATAAGATGGTAAGTAAGATTAAAGAAAAGTCAATCGCTAATAATGCAATAACAGCGGATAAATTTTCAGCAAGTGTTCCTTTTCTTACTTTAAAGGTATTTTCTATTCAATATCCTTCTGGTCGCACATCTGCGAATGTTAGTGGTGGAGATGTAATTACAGTAAATGGTTCTGGATTTGTATCTTTCACTACAGTATATGTTGATAGAACTCGGGCGAGTGTTGTTACATATCTATCACAAACTCAACTATCTTTTGTAGCTCCAGCTAAAACGGCAGGTTCATATATTGTGTATCTATACAACACCGATGGTAGCGGATCTGCAACGCATATTCCTGGTATAATCTATGCGTGACATTACTACCCAATCTGATCCATATAATATCATTTGGCCCACGATAGATAAATAGTATAATAACTATTTTTGGAAATGCAATATGGCAACATTAGTATCTACAAGAGATATATTTAAATCTTATTGTCTAAGAAGACTGGGATTTCCTGTCATTGAAATTAACGTTGATGATGATCAAGTCGAGGACAGAATCGATGATGCACTTCAATATTGGCAAGACTATCACTTTGATGCACTTCAGAAAGTATATTACATCAAGAGATTAGACGCTACTGATATTGCAAACAAGTACATCAACATGTCACCAGATGTGACAAGAGATACGTCAAATGCATCTGTTAATATTATTGGTGTTACCAGAATATTTCCAATCTCTGATTCGATTGCACAGAATAATATGTTCGATCTTAGATATCAACTTAGATTGAACGAACTATATGATTTCACTTCTGCATCATATATTAACTATACTTTGACGATGCAACATCTGCGTTCACTTGAGTTGATGTTTACTGGTGAAGTGCCTATTCGATTTCAACGTCATATGCATAAGTTATTCTGTGATTGGGGTTGGGGTACAGCAGTCAATGCAGGAACTGTTGTGATTGCAGAGTGTCATGCACTGGTTAAACCAGAAGACTATGTTTCTGTATGGAATGATCGTTGGTTAAAAGAATACGCAACTGCACTTATCAAGCGTAATTGGGGTGCAAACTTGAAGAAGTTTCAAGGCGTTCAATTACCTGGCGGTGTAATGTTGAATGGTGATAAGATCTTTGATGAGGCATCTGAAGAAATCACAAAGTTAGAACAAGAAATGCTTGATTCTTATTCATTACCCGTTGACTTCTATCTAAACTAACATGCCGACGAACGTTTATTTTAATAATTTTTCTTCGAATCCTGAGCAAAGACTCATTGAAGATTTGATGGTTGAGTCCATCAAGATTTATGGCGTGGATTGTTACTATATTCCTAACACTAATGATCAGGCACGAGATCTAATCTATGGTGAAGATCCACTCAAAGAGTTTACTGCTGCATATCCATTAGAATTATACATCACAAACGTAGATGGTTACGAAGGCGAACGAGAATTCTTTTCTAAGTTTGGTCTTGAAATTCGTAATAACATGTCAGTCATTATCTCTAAGAGATCTTTTACTAGATGGGTCCCAAGAGAAACATATGCGCGTCCACGAGAAGGTGATCTGATTTATATTCCATTCATGTCACAAACTGGTGAAATGTATGAGATTAAATACGTCAACTATACTGATGCATTCTACGTGTTAGGTAACAAGTATCCATATTTCTATAAATTAGAATTAGAGAAATACAAGTACTCACAAGAGACAATCGATGTTGGTGTACCACGTATTGACGATATCGTTGTTCAAGACTCCTACACAATCTCTATGAATGTCAATACTGCATCTGGTAATGGAAATTATCTAGTTGGTGAATACGTTCATAATTCATCCAACACGGCATTTGGACTTTGTACTTTCTGGGATGTTAGTGTTGGTGTCATAAAGATTACTGATTTAGTTGGTGAATTTGGACCTGGAATGTACATTCGTGGCAACACATCAAATGCATTCTATATTGCAAATACTGCCACAGACGAATTGACTGATCCACAAGAAAGAGAGATGTATGACAATAAAGTTATACAAGTTGAAGCCACTAATTACGTTGATGATACCATAGAGCATAACCCTTTCGGTAGATTATAATGTATTCGTATCATAAAACTATCCGAAAAGTAATCGTAGCTTTTGGTGATTTTTTCAATCAGATTAAACTCACCAGATACACAGAAACTGGTGTTGAATTTGAGAACTTTTTAGTTCCAATTATCTATGGTCCAAAAGAGAAATATGTTTCTCGTCTAGAGAGTGATCCACTGCTTGATAAGAAAGTTCAAGTTACGTTGCCCATGTTGTCATATGAAATGACAGATATGAGTTATGATGCAGGAAGAAAGTTAAACACGAACTATAGAAACAAACATTCAGAAGGTGGCACAACTCTTTCTGTTTATAATCCAGTGCCATTTGACTTTGATTTTTCGTTGTATCTTTATGTTCGTAACTTTGAGGATTCGGCACAGATTATTGAAAAGATACTTCCGTATTTCACACCGGACTATACGATCAATGTAAATCTAGTCGAAGAAATGGGTTTAATTAAAGAAGTACCTATCGTATTTAAGGGAATTTCACATGATATTGAGTATGAGGGTGATTATAACAGTAAGATTAGAACAGTTATTTGGACATTAAACTTCACAGTCAAAGCATACATCTATGGTGCGATTCGTGAACCTAAGATAATCCGTACTGCAATCACAAACATCTATGATGATAACACATTGACAGAAAGAAATATGATTATGACGATGACGAGTGGTGGTTGGGGTAAATATAAATACGGTGAAAAAGTATATCAAGGTTATTCACTTGACACAGCTACAGCGACTGGCACGGTAATCGATTGGAATAATGATTCTCATTTGTTAGAAATTGGATTCACTCATGGACATTTTCAATCGGGAACACCATTGATTGGAATGTCAACCGATTCAAATTGGACACCATCAAATATCAATCTCAAACCAAATAAACTTGTGCAGACTATTATTACTCCAACGCCAACAGATGCTACAGGTAATAATGATTATGGATACACTACGCAGATATTTGAATATCCAGATTTCCCATCGACAATTACAACATCATCAGATTTCTCTGGCGATTTGCCATTTGAGATGGGTAAAGATGATCTACAATTAGAAAACGAAAAAGTAATAGACTTACTTAATTAAAGGTAGTTAAAATGTCAAGAACACTTCAATTTAAAAGATATGCAAACACAGTAGTTGCAAACACAACTGGTGCAGCAGGTGAATTAATTATTGAAACAACTAACAATATTGTTACTGTCCACACAGGCAATACTGCTGGTGGCGTTCGAATGGCATCTGAAAAGTATGTTTCAAATTCATCTAATCTTGTTTCTATTTACGCTAATGCTGCTTATAGTTTAGCAAACGTTGCGTCTAATACTGCAACTCTGGCATACAGTCAATCAAATACTGCAATAATTAGATCACAATCTGGATTCGATGCAGCAAATATTGCACAGAATACAGCGAACGTTGCATACATTCAATCGGGAAGCGCATTCACATATGCAAGTGGTGCATATAATAGTTCAATTGCAGCCCTTTCACAAGCTAATATAGCATTCGATGCAGCTAACGTTTCTTTTTTACACGCTAATGCAGCATTTAATTCATCGAACACTAGACTAAATCTAGGATCTTTAGCTTTCACACAAGCAAACACAGCGACTAATACAGCTACACTAGCTTTTGATGCAGCCAACAACGCATCGAATTTAGCACAATTAGTATTCAATTCTTCTAATACAAAGTTATCATCTACTGGTGGAACAATTTCTGGATCTGTTGTAATCCAACAAAATTTAACTGTTCAAGGCAACGTATCATACGTTGGTAACGTAACATCTGTTACAGTTTCTGGCAATACTGGACAATTTTTTGGTTATACGTCAAATGGATTCAATGCATTATATTCTGGTATTCCAACGGGTTATTTAGTTGAACCGCAAACTGTCGCACAGTTTACATCAAACTATGATGGTTATTCTGGACTTAATATGCAGAATATCAATACTGGAGCAAATGCATCATTTGACTTATTTATTACCGCAGACAATGGAACATCACTAGAAGGATATCTTGATCTGGGTCTTGCGAGTAGTAATTATAATTATTTAGGTTATAGTATAATTAAACCAAATGATGGTTATCTATTTGTCACGGGAAATACATCAACAAAAGGCGGCAACTTAATTATAGGTACAGGATATGTTAATAACGACATTATTTTTAGTACTGGAGGGTTAGAGTCAACTAACACTAGACTCAGAATTTCTGGAAATACAGCAACTTTTATTGCGAATATTGTTGCACCTAAAATTACTCTTGCTGGCCAAGATGTTTCCACTTTAATCAACACCGCATTAAATGCAGCAAACACATCAGCACAAACTGTTCCACAAAATGCACAATCTTCCAATTACACTCTAGTTGCATCCGATGCTGGTAAACATTTATATTACACACAATCATCGAACGTAAACTTATACATTCCTTGGTCATCAAATGCATCATTTGCAAACGGCACTACAATTATGATTGTTTCTAGAACAACATCAAGCGCAAACGTGACCGTAACACCAAATACTGGCGTCACAATGTATCTTGCTGGCAACACAACGTCAGCCTCACGCAACGTGACAACATACGGTATGGCTACACTCATTCAAGTCGCTGCAAACACATGGATGATTAACGGCACTGGAGTAGTGTAATGAGTGCAATAATGGCTATTGCTGCCAATAATCTGAAATCGCCTGGAATTGTTGGTGCTTTGTCGGCAACTTTAGTATACGATTTAGATGCTGCAAACTTTGGTGCTATGCCAACGAATGGTACATTAGTCAATGGATTCACATTGTCTGTGTCGAATGCAGGATCTTCTATCTCATATAATAGTGGTAATGGTGGTTCATTTGTCAAGTCAAACTCTACAGGTACAGATTATATTTATGGTGGTCCAAACTATGTCACTGGACAAAGTTATTCAGTCTTCATGGCCTACAAACTATCTGTAACTTCTTCTGGCAGATTGTTAAATACGCAAAGTGAATCGACTAAAGATTGGTTAATGGGTGCATATAATGGTAATCCAAATACTTTTTATCCAAACTATACAGTCAATTTACCATCCACTGGCGCAGATAATATTTGGCACTTAGATGTTGCAACTTGGGATGACACGACAAAAAATGGTAAATTATACATAGCAACAAGCAGTCCATCGGGTGGTGCTGCATTTTCTACTATAAGTTCTTCAGGTGGTGGATTTAATCAATTAAGACTATTCAGTCGCGCAGCAGGAACTGAAGTTCAGTCAGGTAATATTGCATTCATCAAAGTATATAATGGTGTCTTATCTCTTACCGATATTCAATCATTACACGCTACATATAAAGCAAGATTTGGTTACTAAGTTATGTCTAAATTTGAAAAATCTATGGAAGAAATCTTTGATGTTGCACCATCTATCAAGACACCAGTTGTGCAAAAAGAAACACCAAAAGATATTGTCGAGATTGCATCTATCTCAAAAGATCTTGAATCAGATCTTGAGAAAGATTATGCTGAATCAAGAAAAACACTTCAGTCTCTTGTAAGAAAGGGCAACGATGCTATCGATCATCTATTAGCAATTGCATCTGAAACTGAACATCCACGTGCATTTGAAGTTGTTGCAACTCTGATTAAAAACACAGCAGAAGCAAATGAAAAATTAATGAATCTACAGAAATCATTCCGTGAACTAAAAGGACTCAAGAACAAAGAATCAAATGTCACAGTTGACAAAGCGATCTTTGTTGGATCAACGTCTGAATTATCTAAATTGTTAAAGAGAAAGAATGACGACGAATAAAGAATCTTACAGAGATAACGTACTTTTAAAACGTGCTGGTGTAGAACTTTCATATACAGAAGATCAAGTAGAAGAGTACATCAAATGTGCTAAAAATCCAGTATACTTCGCATCAAAATATATCAAGATCGTCAACGTCGATAAAGGTTTGATGAACTTTGATATGTGGGATTTTCAAAAAGAAATGATTCAAACATTTCATGAGAATCGATTTGTCATAACTAAATGTCCTCGTCAGGTTGGTAAGACAACAACATCTGTTGCATATCTACTTTGGTTAACTCTATTTGAACATTCACAGAATATTGCAGTTCTTGCAAACAAAGGTTCTCTTGCGCGAGACATTCTTTCAAAGTATCAACTTGCATATGAAAATCTACCTATGTGGATGCAACAAGGCGTTATCACATGGAACAAAGGTAACGTAGAACTTGAGAATGGTTCTAAGATCATTGCTGCATCTACATCATCATCAGCAGTTCGTGGAGGATCATTCAACGTAGTGTTCCTAGACGAGTTTGCATTCGTTCCTGCAAACATTGCACACGAGTTCTTCAACTCAGTTTATCCAGTTATATCATCCGGTAAAACTACAAAGATTATTATTGTTTCTACTCCTAATGGTATGAACTTGTTCTACAAGTTATGGGTTGATGCTATCAATAAACGAAACGGATACAAGACGTTTGAGATTCACTGGTCGATGGTGCCTGGGCGAGATGAGAAGTGGAAAGAAGAGACAATCAGGAATACATCAGAAGAACAATTTAGACAAGAATTTAGTTGTGAATTTTTAGGTTCGACAAATACATTAATCTCTGGTTCTAAACTTGGAATGATGGTATATAATGATCCAATTACAAAACATGAGAATCTGGATATCTATGAGTATCCAATTAAAGGTGATGATGAGGTCAATAAAGATCATATCTATGCAATCACAGTTGACGTTTCAGAAGGCCGTAATCTAGACGCTTCTGCATTCTCTGTGTTCGATATATCTACGATACCATATAAACAAGTTGCAAAATACAATAGTTCGATTATAGCGCCAATGTTATATCCAACCATCATTTATAATACAGCCAGACTATACAATGATGCATATGTGCTGGTTGAGATAAATAATACCCCACAGATTGCTGATATTCTTCATCAAGAATTAGAGTATGAAAATCTGTTAAAAGTGGCGACAGGTAACAAGAAAGCACAGGCGATCTCTGCTGGTTTTGATCGTGGAACTCAACTTGGTCTAAGAATGTCGCCTCTTGTAAAAAGAATTGGATGTTCTAATCTAAAGACTCTAATAGAATCAGATAAGTTATTGGTGCATGATTTCGACACCATTTCTCAACTGACAACATTTGTCTCTGTAAACAACACATTCAAGGCAGAAGAGACTGCAAATGATGACTTGGTAATGACTCTTGTACTATTTGCATGGTTATCTACTCAGAATTTCTTTAGAGAAATTGTGAATCATGATCTGAGAAGGCAGATGCAATTGGAAATGTTGAATCAATCTAATGATGATGTTCCATCGTTTGGAATATACGACGATGGACTTGACGTTCCATACATCCAGGAAGACGGTGATGTGTGGTTAAACAACGAAGAGTATGGCAAAATGCAGAATGTTTTCGAACTATAACTACAAATCTACTGTTTCATAAATACAACATAGATTATTACTGCAAATTATATCAGTATAAAACAAGGAGAATAAAATGGCATTTCAATTATCTCCAGGTGTAAATGTTTCTGAAATCGACTTAACCACAGTTGTCCCTTCAGTATCAACTACAGCCGGTGCATTTGCTGGAGACTTCGCGTGGGGTCCAGCAGGAAAAGTAAAACTCGTGACACACGAGACAGAATTAGTTAGTTTTTTCGGTGAACCATCAGCAAACGCTCAACAGGGCAACACTGCTACATCATTCTTTACAGCAGCCAGTTTCTTGGCATACGGTAACAATCTCCAAGTTGTTCGTGCAGTAAGTTCTAATTCTAAAAATGCTACTGCCAATAATACAGGCACATCAGTTGGATATCAGTTAAAAAACGAAGATTCGTATGATAATATTATTGTCAACGAAACATCAGGTTTAAACACATCACTATTCGTCGCTCGTTATCCTGGTGATATCGGCAACTCATTAAATGTTTCTATCTGCACGGCTAACGTTGCGGGTGCTAACACTTCAGCATTTGGTGCATGGGGTTCAAGTGGTGCATACGGCAAACTATTCTCGACTGCACCAAACACATCTTCGTATGTTGCAAAAGTTGGTGGTGCAGGCGATCAAGTACACTTAGTCGTTATTGACGAAGACGGCCTATTCTCTGGCGAAAGAGGCACTGTTTTAGAAACATTTGGATTCTTATCTCTAGCGTCAGACGCAGCATATGATGACGGATCTTCTGCATACATATCGAATGTCATCAGACAGAAATCTAAGTATTTGTACATGGGTAACACAACGTTAATCTCTGCAAACGCTGGACAAGTAGCAGCAGTGACTAACTTTGGTTCGACAACTGGAACAAAGAATTACTCGTTTATTGGTGGTACATATGAAACTGCATCTGATGCAAATCTAAACACTGCGATTGCATTGTTTTCAAATCCAGAAGAAATTGATGTTTCTTTAGTTGTTTCTGGTGATGTATCAACTACTGTTCAACAGACGATTATCGATCTAGCATTAACTCGTAAAGATTGTGTTGCGTTTGTTTCTCCACGCAAATCGGATGTTGTCAATAACGCTGGTAGTGAAACGAATTCGATTTCTACATGGTACACATCACTTAATCGTGCAACATCTTATGCTGTTGCTGATTCTGGTTGGAAATACATGTTCGATAAGTACAACAACACGTATCGTTGGATTCCTCTAAACGGTGATATCGCAGGCCTATGTGTCCGTACAGATGAGACAAGAGATCCATGGTTCTCGCCAGCAGGTTACTCACGTGGCGGTATCAAGAACGTTGTTAAACTTGCTTGGAATCCAAACAAATCTCAACGTGATACATTGTATCAGTCTGCTGTTAATCCAGTCATCTCTGTTCCAGGACAAGGCACACTCTTGTTTGGTGACAAGACTTTGACTCTACAACCTTCTGCATTCAACAGAATCAACGTTCGTAGATTGTTTATTGTTCTAGAGAAAGCAATCGCAAATGCATCAAAGTATTCGTTGTTCGAACTCAATGATGAATTCACTAGATCACAGTTTGTTGGATTAATTGAACCATTCCTACGTGACATTAAAGGTCGCCGTGGTATCTATGATTATCGAGTTGTGTGTGATGATATAAACAACACAGCGCAAGTTATCGACAACAACCAATTCGTTGGAGATATCTACATCAAACCAGCACGTTCAATTAACTTCATTCAGTTGAACTTCGTTGCTGTTAGAACTGGTGTTAACTTCTCCGAGATCGTTGGTGGTGTCTAATAAATATAAAAAGATATAGGAGATAAACATGGCATTTAACGTAGGGGAATTTAGGGCGAATCTGATTGGAGATGGTGCTCGCCCTAACCTGTTCCAAGTTACAATGAATCTTCCAACTTATACGGCAGACCCAGCAACAACAAGTCAAGCATTAACTTTCTTGGCTAAGTCGGCACAAATTCCTGGATCAACAGTTGGAACTGTTCCGTTGTTTTACTTTGGTCGTGAGTTAAAGTTTGCGGGTAATAGAAACTTTGCTGATTGGACTATTCAAATCATCAACGATGAGAACTTTAAGATCCGTAAGGGTTTTGAGACTTGGATGAATGCAATCAATTCACACACATCCAACTTTAGAAATGGTGCAGCAGTATCACCATCGGGTTACTCGGCAGATGCTAAAGTTGAACAATACAATAAAGTTGGTGATGTTATTAAGTCGTATAAATTTGTTGGTGCTTTTCCTGTTGATCTTTCACCTATTGATCTAGATTGGGGTTCGAACGATTCTATCGAAGAGTTCTCTGTCACTCTAGCATATCAGTGGTGGGAATCAGACACAACAAATTAATTTTGATGGAAGGCATTCACGTGCCTTCCAATTCTTTGTATATGAAGGAGTAGTATGGCCATAAATCTATTTGGTTTTCAAATAACCAGAAACAAGACTGAATCGGAAGAACAGTCTCAAAAAACATTTACGCCTCCGTCCAATGAAGACGGTGCTCTTACTATCTCTGCCGCGGCATACTATGGTACATATGTTGATTTAGATGGCACGGCAAAGAATGAGGTTGAATTAATTTCTAGATATCGTGAAATGGCGATGCAGCCAGAGATCGAGGCAGCAATCGATGATATTGTCAACGAAGCAATCATTCAAAATG